GCTTCTGCTTCGCTTATGTCAGTATCTGCAGCGCTTCCGGCTTTAGCTTCTGGATTTTCAGCATTAGCACCAATCGTGGCTAGTGCTATGGCTAGGGCTGTAACAAGCGTACAGTCTGGCATGGCTGTTATAGTGACAGTCATCGTATCAAGCGCAGCTCGCATGACTGCGGCAGGACAACAAGCCGGTCAAGGTGTTTCAAGAGGTATCGTCAATGGTATTCGTGCCGGTGTCGGTCAAGCTACTGCAGCGATGAACAATCTCATGTTATCTGTCCAGCGTGTCGGGAATATCGGCGCACGGAACATGATTTCGGTCGGTGCACAAATCGGCAATGGCTTGGCTCGTGGTATGATTGCAGCTCTACCAGCAGTAACGTCGGCAGCGAACGCTTTGGTTTTACAGGCAGAAAGAGCGGCTAGAGCAGCGGCAGACATTCATTCGCCATCACGGCTTTTCCGTGACAATGTAGGTATCTATATCGGTCAAGGTATCGCAGTCGGTATCGACAGAAGCCAGAAGTATGTAAACGAAGCCTTAGAAAATCTATATGATGTCAAAGGCAAGTTTGATTACAGCGATTTGCTTGACGATGGCTTGAAGCAACATGGTTACACAGCAAACCTAAATGGCTCGCTGACATTGGAAAGTAAGCAATCAGACCAAAAGTTAGACATTATCAAAGATGCACTCAACACTATCAAACAAAGCTTAGATAGGGAAGTAGTGTTGAATGTCAACGGACAAGAGTTTGCACGTTTGACAGGTGATGATTTCAGCCGTTATCAAAGCGACCGTGACTATATCAGCAACATTCTGAAAGGGGTGAGAGTATGACCGAAAATTCTATGACATATAACGGAGTAGACCTTTCTGGTCTGCTCAAAGTCCTAGAAGTTAAGTCTAACATTGGAAACGAGCGGTCAATCAAGACCGAAAAACTATCAAGGATTGGTACGATTGCAACTGCAGTCGAGGTCGGGGCAAAAGAAATTGAGGTCAAAGTTAGTTTGGCCTCTTTTGATGTTGCAAATATTCGATTTGTGGACACAACTGAGCCAGCAGACGCCGAGCGAGGGAACATCAACGAGCTAAAAGAGCGTATAGCGGGCATATTTGACGCTACAACGCCGAAAAAGCTGACGCTAGGCAAATACCCTAACAGATACTTTAACGCTCTTGTAAAGGGCGATATGGAGCTTGAGGGGATAACTGACTGGTACGATGAAACGACTATCAAATTTTACATTCCTGACGGCGTGGCACACTCTACAACTTACAAGCGTGTAGTGGACTATGAAGAAAAGCAAGGCAAGATGGTTTTTGCGATTGACAATAAGGGAACGGCGGACGCTTATCCGATTATCACGTTTAAGGCTAACGACGAAAACGGCTATTACGGCCTTGTGAGCGAGCGGTTTGCTTTTGAGGCGGGAAGTATTGAGGAAGCCGATATCGTGCCATATAAGCACTCGGAAATCCTCTGGGACTATGTTACTGGTGAGGGTATTATCAAAGGTCTTGCGGACGGACAGAAGAACGTTGCAATACTGAATGATAACTCCCAAAACTTGAATGGAACACTAGCTATTCAAAGCGCTTGGGGGAGACCTCACTTGTTCCTTGCAAATCGTGGAAGCGGCCCTCTTGGAAATCATGCGGGTTCTTTAACTTGGGAGATACCAGCTGACAGCGTGGGAGAAAAGGGAGCGCTTCATGAGTATATCTGGTGGAGACAGATTTTCTGGGTCAATCCCGCTAATCAGTACGGATTTATCAAGATTTCTTTTACTGGCGAAAATGGCGAGTTTCTCTATGGTGTTGAAACCATTAAGCGAGGAAACGGCCTGAATACAGAGTACAACTTCCTTACTGCTAATGGAAGTGGAAGCTATAAACTGGTAAAACAATGGACGTTTTGGCCGACTCACAATCCAAACGAAAATCCGTTCAACAAAGATAGCGGTCAATCCGACATCTTACGCAGAGACGACGAAGTTCAACTGTTTTGGAATGGTTCGTATCAGAAATTCACCGTCCCTGAAATCAAAGGCAAGAAGTCTATTAAAGTCCATGTTGCAATGGGAGCTTTTGGGGATAAGCCACTCCCTACACACATGTATTTAGATAGCATCGTTTATCGCAAAGACTTTGTAAATGGCACAAAGGACATTCCTAACAGATACGCTGCAGGAAGTACGCTTATCATCAATAGCGAAAATGACAGTGTCTTTCTGAACAATCTCCCGAATCTGGATCAAGTAGTTGATGGCTCTCTGTGGCCAGTCATTCCGCCTGGGAAGTCTGAAATCGAAATCTTACAATCTAACTGGGCTAAGAAAAAACCAAGTGTGACGATTGAATTTGAAGAAAGGTGGCTCTAATGCTTTTAACAATCCACGATAGCGCCTTGAAAAAGGTTGCTTTTATCGATAATAACAAGCAGACCACCTTGAATTTCTTCAACGACAAGTGGACACGCTCGCTTGAAAGTGCGACATCAGTCTTTGAGTTTTCGGTTTTTAAGAAGAAAATCCGGTCTGACACATACGTTGAACAAGCCTATAAGCACCTCAATGAGCGTGCTTTCGTCAGTTTTAAGTACAAAGGCCGGTCTTATCTCTTTAACGTGATGAAGACCGAGGAAAACGAGCAAATTATCAAATGTTACTGCGAAAATCTCAGTCTTGAACTCATGCTCGAGTATCAAGGGGCATACAAAGCACCAAAAGCAATGACCTTTACAGAGTATTTAGATATTTGGGGAACGCTTGGTCTATCTAAGGTCGAACTCGGCATCAATGAGATAACAGACCAACGCAGGACATTGCAATGGGAGGGGCAAGAGACCTCTCTTGCTCGCTTAATCTCTCTTGCTCGCAACTTTGATGCTGAAATTGAGTTTGAAACTCACTTGAAATCGAACAGTCAGCTTGACCGCTTTGTCTTGAATGTCTACAAGGCGCATAGCGCAGAAAATCAAGGTGTCGGACGCAAGCGAAATGATGTTGTCTTAAAGTACGGCAAGAATGTGCGTAGTATCAAGAGAAGCGTTGACAAGACGCAGCTATACAACGCTATCAAGCCAATCGGACGCAAGGAAGAAACCAAGGAAACAACGACCAAGGTTTCCAATCCATCAGTTACACAAGCGGCAAGCGGTAAGAAATATACTGGTGGCGGTTTAAACTACGCAGGGCATCCTATGAACGCAGCAATAGTCCAGACCATCTTAAATCTCTGTGTGCAGTACAACATACTGCCGTCAGGTATGATATGCCAGCTCTATCTTGAAAGCTTCTGGGGAGCTTCTAATGTGGCCAGAATTGACAATAACTGGTCTGGTATGTCTGGCTCTGCTCAGACTCGTCCGAGCGGTGTCAAGGTCACAACAGGAAGTGCAAGGCCAGCCAACGAGGGCGGAACATACTTCCACTATGCGAGCGTTGACGACTTTATGAAAGACTATGCCTATCTGCTGGCTGAACAGACTAGCGGAGGGCGTAAGTTTTACGGAGTCAAAGGCAAGCAGAACATCGAAGAATACACGAAAGGACTTTTTCGTGTAGGCGGCGCATTATACGATTATGCAGCCGCTGGATATGGCCACTATATCACTCTCATGAGAGACATTCGGGGCGGTGTTAATCGCTCTAACGGTAATATCCTAGATAAACTAGACGACCTCTGGAAGCAGCCTAACAATCAATTAAGCAGCCCTAGTCAGCCAGTGACTAGAGTAGTCAAAGCCGATAAAACAATAGCTGTGATTAACGAAATGAAAGGCTTGCAAGGCCGGACAGTCGGTAGCGGTCAATGTTACGGTTTAGCGGCTTGGTACTCGATGAAATTAGGCGGCCCCGGTCTCGGCGGTGGCGTAACTGGCTTTTCTGGTAAAGTCGGTGCTGGTATGGCTGCGGCTTACATCGGCACAGATTATGCTTGGGCTAATTTTGGTTGGTCTGTAGTTCGTCCTCGTGGGACTAACGAGCTGAAAGCCGGCTCTTTGGCGAACATCAAAGCTCACAACGCTTTTCTAGAAACTGGACAGTATGGCCACGTTTCCATTATCATCGCCAATAACGGCAGTACCGTTACGGTACTTGAGCAGAACTACGCCGGTCGTCAGTATGTGACGTTAGGAACATATAATGCACAGGCTTATTTGGGAGCGATAGAGACACTTTGCTATCCGCCAGAATTAAAAGCAGGTAAGACAGTAGAGGGTAGGACAGAAACAGGCGATACGGTTGATGTACCAGTACCAGAGATAGAACTCAAAGAGGTAACTGTCAGCACTACCGAGGTAGTCATAGACCCTAAGAAAAAACAAGAATGGAAGAATGAAAAAGGAGAGGTCGAGTTCTACCTTGAGGGTAGCTTGCTTTTTGCTCCGTTATCCAAACAGCTATATCCGTCAGTTTTGACTGGCACTGAGACAAACGATAACTGGATACGCAAGGACATGGAAGTCGATACAGATAGCGAAGAAGTGCTTATCTCCACGGCCTTGCGTAATCTCCGGAAATATTGTTATCCAGCTATCACATACGAAGCAGACGGATATTTTGACTTAGACATCGGCGACACTGTCAAAATCCAAGACACAGGCTTTGCGCCTATGTTAGTGCTGGAAGCTCGTGTTAGTGAGCAACAAATCAGCTTTACCAATCCAAGCGAAAATAAGACGGTCTTTGCGAATTTCCAAGCTTTGCAGAATAAGGTATCAGATAGCTTGCTGACTCGCATGGCTAAGCTTGCAGAACAGGCTATACCGTACGAGTTGAAGCTGTCTACTGACCAAGGAACAGCCTTTAAGAATCGCACAGGCCAGAGCTTGTTAATGGCTACACTGGAGAAGAATGGCAAGGTGTACGAGCCTATCATTTTCTATAAGAAAGGCGACTCAATCATCGGCAGCGGCAGTCAAATGCTTGTTCGTGCGACTGACTTTGAGGGAACTCTGCAAGTGACTGTAGAAGCCTATCTCAATGACGAGAAAGTGGCAACCGCAGAGGTGACTTTTAGCAACGTGGCTGACGGTCAAGCAGGGGCGAAAGGTGAGAAAGGCGACCCTGGCGCACAAGGTCCTCCTGGACCTAAAGGCGATAAAGGAGCGCTCGACGAGGAGCAACTCAAACAAGTCAATGACAAGATTGATAGCAAAGCCGACAACAAGCTCACAGCAGAGCAACTAAACGCTTTAACGGAAGCTATGCAGCTAGCTAAGGCAGAACTCGAAGCCAAAGCCAGCATTGACACAGTCAATGAATGGGTTAAATCCTATCAAGATTATGTCAAAGCTGATGAAGCTGGACGAGCTGCCGCAGAAGCTAAACTCGTATCGGCAAGTCAGAGATTAACCAAGATTGAGAATAATCTGGGTGACATGGCCGAGCGTTGGAGCTTCTTAGATAGTTACATGAGTGCTAGCAATGAGGGCTTGATTATCGGTAAGAAAGACGGCTCGTCTTCTGTCCGTGTAGAGAGCGACCGTATCAGCTTTTACTCCGCCGGCTCTGAGGTGGCTTACATCTCACAAGGTGTCTTAAAGATTGAAAATGGGGTGTTCACTCGGACGCTTCAAATTGGGCGTTTTAGAGAAGAACAGTATCAGCTCAATCCAGACATGAATGTAATCCGATATGTGGGGGGAGGTGCTTAAAAATGGTAAGAGCTAATTTCAGCGGCGGCTGGGGGCATAATTTGCAACTAGACGTGACTTGGGGCGTAAGACGGCAAGACATAACTGGCAACTATACGATGGTCAATGTGTCGGTGCATTTAGTCTCTAATGCTTATGTTTCCATACCGTCGTCTTCAAAGCCTGTCACAGTAAGAGTCAACGGGCTTGCTATTGATACAGTAAATGTCGATGCCGGTATCGGCGGCAATCAAGATAAGAGCTTGTTATCCAAAGACTACCGCATAGACCACTCGGAAGAGGGCTCTAAAGAGTTTAGTCTTGACGTTGGTTTGGATATCAACGTTGGCAACTATGGCGGCGCCAGAGTTATCCAGACGGTCAAATTACCATCTATACCTCGAGCAAGCTCTGGGAATGACGTGACGGCTGTCATAGGTCAACCGGTGACGATTAACATTAATCGCAAGCATGAGAGATTTACTCATTCTATTTGGGTTAGGTGCGGAAGTTATGACAAGAAAATCGCTGGCGACGACATAGCAACTAGCTATGTATGGACACCAGAAATGGCATTATGCGAAGAATTCCCTAATACATCTAGTGGTAGTGGACAAGTCGCGATTATCACTTACGACGGAAACAGAGAGATTGGCCGTGATGTTAAGCGGCTTAATCTTTCCATTCCAGACGATGTCAAGCCGACTTTGACAGGTTTTACTCTTACAGACGGTAATGCGATAGCCGCTAACATAGTTTCTGGCGGCGAGCACTTCATCAAGATTTTGTCTGATATTAGAGTTAATTTTGGTGCAGCTTCTGGGGTTTACGGCTCGACGATTACAGGCTATTATGCGGAGATTGTCGGCAAAAATCAATCCACGACAACCAACGGCGGTGGGCTTGGGTTAATGAACTATGATGGCCAAGTAGTAATCAGAGCGAGAGTTACAGACAGTCGAGGGCGCACGAGCAACGCGATAGAGCGTACGGTGACTATCCTTGACTACTTCCCGCCTATTCTAAAATTTGATGTCACAAGAACTGGTCTTAACGGTGGAACTCTGACGATTACACGGACAGCCAAAGTCGCCCCGCTAATTGTCAATGGATCGCAGAAGAACAAGATGACATTGACATTCAAGGTCAAGCCTCTTTCAGATAAGAGTTACACATCGGACACTGGGCCTGCTGCTGGGTCTTGGACAAGTATAGCAGAGCTCGTAAACAGCCCTGCCAACCTATCCGGACAGTATCCAGCTAATAAGACTTGGGAAGTCGTAGGGAAACTGGAAGACCGTTATACAAGTACTGAATTTGCAGCCATCGTCACAACAGAGGGTGTAGTTATATCCTATAGCCAGTTTGGAGCTGGGATTAATAAAATCTGGGAACGTGGGGCGCTTGATGTCAAAGGCGACATCTATGCAAATGATAAGCTTATCCAAATGCACGCTTTGACGCAGAAGAACGGCACTGCCATCTATGCCTACGGAAAAGACTTCGACCAGGAACGGACGACTGGTGTCTATTTCAAGAACGGAACGGAAAACAACAATCCAGCTCGT